GGCACTGAGCCACCGGCGCCACCTTCTTGCCCGTCCCCCTCCGGCACGAAGGCCAAGAGCTTGTCCAACTCGCCATCGGAAAAACCGACATGCGAAATGTCGTAATCATCCGCGAGCAGGTCGTTCAGTTCCGCCGACAGCAGCGCCTCGTCCCAGGTGCCGAGTTCGGTCAGCTTGTTGTCCGCGATCCGATACGCCCGGCGCTGCGCCTCGGTCAGGTGGCCCAGCACGATCACCGGCGCTTCGGTCAACCCCAACTGCGTGGCTGCAAGCACCCGGCCGTGGCCAGCGATCAGTTCGCCATCCTCGGCCACGAGGCATGGGACGGTCCAGCCGAACTCGGCCATGCTGGCGGCGATCTTCGCGACCTGGTCCGCGCCATGTGCCTTGGCATTGCGGGCGTAGGGCTGGAGCTTGGCCAGCGGCCACATCTCGATCCGATCCGGGGCAAAGCTCAGCGTCATCGTCAGGTCGTTCCTCGGATCAGGGTGGATACCCCTGGCTTCCGGACTCCGAGGTCCAGACTGGACTCCAAGCGGGGTCCAGCGGCCACCGGGGGGTGTCCAGCTTCAAGGGTTTGATTTCGCAGTGTTTCAGGCGGGTTCAGGCGACGCTGGCTTCCGGGTGGCTTCCCAAAAATCCGGTCCTGTCGCTAGCGATGTGCCGCGCTTCGCCCGCCAGCATACGTTTTCGGCCCGAAAGGAACCGGAAAACAATGGCTTGGCGGATCGGGCGGTCATCTGGTTCCGGCTGGACCCCGGTTCGGACTCTGGGGTCCACCACGGCATCCATCCCGAGACCGATTGCGCGGGCGGTCTCCCACACGCGCCTCTCCCGAGTATATCCAATTCATACCCTCGGGAGATGGTTTCTGTCTCAGCGAAAACTGTCCGGCGGACACTTTCCCATGGGACGCGCAGTGTTACGCGCCACTGGCCAGTTCGATTACCCTTTGCTTCGACAGGTTGCGGTTGAACCGCCGCTTGTTGAGGGTCAGCGCGATGACAGAGATCCCGAATTGCCAATGCTGATGGGCCGCCGAGCGATGCAGACCAACGGCCCAGCAGATTTCCTTCCAGCGTTCGCCATGCGCTTTCATCCAGACGATCTTGCCGTCGATTGGCTCGAGGCAGGCCGTCCAGGTCAGCGTTTCCTCCATCCGGCTGATCGCCTGCGGTGACGGCAGCACGCGCATCGGCTTTGGCTCCTGCCCCACCTTGTCGGCGAAGCTCTGGACGATGGCAGGCCAGGTGCTGAAATAGCCCTGCCTGCGCGGCTCAGGCAGGCGCTTCAGGACGAAGGCGGCTTCGGCCAGCCGTTCCTCGACCAGTGCGGGGGTCCAGACGGTCATCGTTGCACCTCCCGCCCGCCCATGGCGGTGCCATAGAGTTTCTCCCCGAGCTGGCGCACCAGTTCCCGCTCCGGCCAGGTCAGCCGGTGATCGTCGATGGCGACGGCCAACACGCCCTGTTCGCGCCAGCCGTCGCGCTTGACCTCATCGGGGTTGCGGCGATGGCCGCCATAGCCTTTCGGCGTGAACCGCATCCCGCTCATTGCAGTCCCCCCTTGGTCTCAAGCGCCCAGAACAGGATCGCGATGGCATCGGCCTCGTTGTCGTCGGCGGGGCTGAAGCCACGGGCCCGGGCAGCGGCGATCATCGCTTCCTTGTCGGCATTGCCCTTGCCGGTGGCGTGGCGCTTGATGGTACCCACAGGGACGCCTTCATAGGGCACGCCCAGCAGTTCAGCCCATGCGGTCAGCGTGGCCATCAGCCCGCCATAGACGTGGGCGGCGTCGGTGCCTGCGTGACGACGGACCTCTTCGAACCAGATGGAGGCGATGGGCCCGGACAGACGGTCGAGTTCGCCCAGCCAGTTGGTGAACCGAAGGTAGCGCATGCCGCCACCATCGAAGCGGCCGGGGCGGAAGGAAACGGTCCCGCTGGTGATCAGGCCATCTTGGCCATGCAGGGCCCAGCCTGTCGAGGTGCCGAGGTCGAGCGCCAAGATGGTGCGTTGGCCATGCGCAGGCAGAACGGGCGCTTTCTGGGTTGCGCCAAGATTGGCGTTGGCGAGAATCGTATCAGCCATGAGTGGTCTCCTCTTCTGGTCGGCTGCTCGGGTGGACGACGGCGGTTGATGCTTGGCGGTACCGGCCGCCGTCGTCGGATTGATCTCGGCCCACAACTTCGGCCCGAGAAGAATGCCCAGGGGTGGGTGGTGGACCTCCCCGCCTGCGGGGGGAGTCCACCCACCCCTTTAGGGGTGCTTTTTCCGTGTTCTGCGTTCTGGCGTAAGCCATTGAAACTGATGGTAGATTTCCAGAACACAGATGAGTAATTGGCAGGTCGCAACCCGTGTTCTGCGTTCTGGCGTAACTCATTGTTTTTGTTTCTAAAATTCCAGAACTCAGAACACGGAGACCCAGACCACGGCCTGTGTTCTGGCCAGAGCGCGGACGATCCGTGTTCTGGAAACGGCTCTTTTCGGGCGCCAAACTCATGCCTCACACCCGTCCTGATCGACCCAGACTTCCGGGTTCTCGACGGGCAAGAGCGCTCCGGATTGGGGGCACATGAAGTCGGACGGGAGCACCCGAATGAAGGCCGGGCACACCTCGCCGGTCTCGTCGTCGACCACTTCGCGGTCGGTGCGAAGTCGCATGTCCCTGACGCAGAGATATCCAAACTTCGACCGGTCCCGCTTGAGGCCCAGTTCTCTGATCTGATCGCCTCGCACAAACTTCACGTAACCCTTGGTGGCCAGCACATGCAGGCGATCCCGGATGCTGGTCTGGCCTCCGAGACTGCCCTTATTCTCAAAGCTGGCCGCAAACTGGCTGAGCGTGAACATCTTCCCCTGTTCAGCCTGCTCACTGATCATGTGGACGATCACACCACCCTTTCGGTCTCGTTCAGCATCATGTTTTGCCCCCACCTCTGCCCGCACCAACCGCTCGTTCATGGGGTTGATTTCGGCCCATTCGCCCTTGACCTTGTCGACGATCTTGGGTGCTAGCGCCGGTCCGTTGCGCAGCTCGATCTCCAGCTTGCGCTGCGGGTTGTCCTCATCGGGGCGATGCAGGATCAGCCCGGAGGTGTAGAAGCCTCGCAGTGCGCTTGCCCCCGAAAGAGCCAGAAACGGGTCATCCTTGACCTGCTGCTTACTGAGCTTCTTGGTGTGGTGGACGAGGATGACGCCACAGTCCGGGTTGATGTGATCGCGCAGGACCTCGACCCGATCCTTCAGGAAGAACATCATCGCGCCGTTGTCGTTTTCGCCGCCCCCGTCGGGTCCGCCGTCGAAAAGATTGCGGATCGGATCGATGCAGATGATGTCAACGGGCTCAGCCGGAAACGCAGCCCGGATGGCATGGGCGACGCCCACGCTGCCCTCGACATCAAGCAGCATCTTCAACTTCGGCGTGGCGACGAGGTTGTTGCGCGCGGCAGCCAGCAGCTTTGGCGGCAGAGTGATCTGCTGCAGGCGTTCTCGCAGATAATCATACTGGATCTCTGCCTGAAGGTAGAAAATCCGCAGCGGACGGGGCGGCGCGAAGCCAAGGAAGGGCACGCCCGCCGCCATGTGCACGAGCCAAGAGATCAGCAGGTCGCTCTTGCCGATCTTGGGCGCGCCACCCAGCACCAGCATGCCACCCGGGGTCAGCACGCGCGGCGCGATGATGTCGGCAGGCATCGGGCTCTTGTCGTCAAGCAACGCACCAAGGGTGAATGTGGGCAGTTCGTTCGGCACGGGGGCTGCGCTGTCGAGCCGGATGAGCGGGGGCCCGTGCTTTTCGACATGGATGGCCCAGAGACGTTCGGACTCGCGCTTGAGCCGCTCCACGGGCCACTGCGGTCGGAGCATCGCGGCATTGTAGCCGCAGATGCCCTCCCAGCCTTCGTCCTTCGACATCCGGCCTTCGTGGACTATGCGGATGAAATAACCGATGGCGGCCGATGCCCCCTCGAAGCGGGACCAGTCATCCTGACCGCCCTCACGCACCGGCGTGACGAGGACATCGGCAACACCGGGCTTATCGGACGAAGAGAAGTCGGGCTGCAGGGTGACCCCCGGCGCGGGCGGCATATCAGCCACTGCCTCGATGAACTCGCCTAGATCGCGCTCACGATCGGGGTCGATTTCGACGATCCTTACCTGCGTCTTGAGATTGTTCTTGTAATAAACCGAGCCCGCCACCCGGATCGGCTGGTGGGCGGAGCGGAAATGCATGTCGCCACCGACCTTGGCGGCAATGTCACCGCGCAGGCGGCAGAGACGACGGATGTCGTCACCCTCGGCGGGTTCGGTCAGTTTCCACCAGACATGCGCCTTCCGTTGGCCCTCAGGCGTGACCCCACCGCTTTCAACCACCATGGTGGGCGGGCCAAGGTGACGTTCAAGGTGGGCACGCTTGGCAGCGATGTCGCCAGAGTCGATGTCAACCATCACGGTCTGCATCTGCAGGATATCGGCGGCCTTGGCCTGACCGGGGGCAGCGACGGTGCCGGGGATCACATAGACGGCGGCACCTTCTCGCGAAGCCCAAGTGGCGAAGGTGGCCATCTTGTAGGAGACGAACTCGCCCATCTCCATCCAGATGTTGTGTGGTCGGCCGTCGAGGCCCTGCCCCTTGTCGATGAAGCTGCGGACCGGGATCAGCCCGTCGCAGTAGCCAAAGACCACCTGCATGAACTGCTCGATCTGATCGGGGTCCGGCTCGTCGCCGAACGGGTCGATCTGCGGGGCGGCATCGTTGAAATCGCGCCAGGGGTTGAAATGGACGAGATTCTGCAGCGGAACTGCGGGCTGGACGGGTATGTCTTGCGCGGGTTTTTCGGGTTCGTTGCTCATGATCGTGTCCTCGGGTGTGTCGAAGATGTCGGGCGGGTTCTTTGGGGTATCGTTCATCCGGCCAGCCCCCAGCACCGCTCGGCGTGCGGGCAGAAGCGGCATTCGAAGAAGTCGCGGTTGGCGGCGATGCGCGGCAACAGGTCGCCTGCATCGGTGGCCTGCAGGATCCGCACCGCGCGGTCGGACATGCGCTGCGCAAGGGCTGCATCGAAGGGCACCAACTCGTGGTGCAACTCAGCGGTGTCCTTGTTGATCGCGGTGAACAGCGCAGGCGCGGCCGAGATGCCCGGTACGGTCGCTTCCATGTAGGCTTGGTAGATCGCGATCTGGGCGGCATAGACGGGCTTGGAGACCGTGAACCCGTCCTTGACGCAGGCGCGCCAGTTCTTGGCGTTCATGGTCTTGCACTCCCAGAGAGCCGGGGTGCGCAGACCGAGTGCTGCCGGGGCGTCTGCGATGATCCCGTCGACATGGCCCCGGATACGGCCACCGGCGACGGAAAAGCCGAACTGATCCCCATCGGGGCGATTGCCCTTGCGGGTGTAGAGGTCGATCCCGGCCGCACGCAGCCAGCGGATTGCCAGATCCTCGAGCTGGTGGCCGATTTCGAAGATCCGCAGCGTCTGGCCGCCGAAATCCGCGCCGTCGTCCTTTGGCGCGCCTGCAAACTCAAACTGCAAGGCGCGCTCGCAGGCATGCCCCAGCCGCGATGCACCGAGATAGGTCCGGGGCGGCGTCACCTCGCGCTCTGCAATCAGTGCTGCGTCGACCAATGTGTTGATCCGGTCGGCCATGGAGGGGCGCGGGTTGAAATCCAGTGTCAAAACGGCACCTCCGCCGTGGCGGCGAGGCGCGACATCTCGGCGCCGTAGCCTTCGAGCACCTCCTCGATTAGCGCCGTGACGTCGGTGGCGGTGAGGTCGCGAAGCCGCTTGTCCCAGCCGATCTGGTCCATGGTCTGGCCCAGCCGCTTCATCACCAGCGCGATGGCGATGCGTTCTTCCTCGGTC